GAGACCAAGGAGACAGAGAAGTGGAACAACATGGTGGCGAAAGTCATCGAGATTGGCCCTCTCGCATTCAAAAACCGAGACACCATGCAAGGCTGGCCGGAAGGCTCTTGGTGCTCTGTTGGCGACTACATCCGTGTCCCGAAGTGGGGCGGTGACCGCTGGGAAGTGAAAGTGCCGGGCGAGGACGACCTCGAAGACCCAGCGCTGTTCATGATCCTGAATGACCACGAGATCATTGCCAAAGTGACGTGCAGTCCTTTGGAAATGCGTTCTTTCATCTGAGGTGAAACATGAGTACAGAAAACGCACAAGACGACGTGATTGACGTCAAGGAAGAGATGGACGGCTCGGCCGTTGTCGACCTTCCAGAAAGCATCCCCAGCCCTGACGCTGACGCTGCTGCCAAAGGCCAGCACGACGACGAGGATGATGACCGCGACGAGCCAGAGATGGCCGCAGGCGGTGACGCAGGCGATGACGACCACCCTGACGACTCGGACGCCCTCCGTGCCGCCAAGCGTGAGCGCCGCCGTGCCAAGAAGCAGTTGGTCAAGCAGACCAATGCCGAAAAAGAGATCAAGCTGCAATTGCTTGAACGCCAGAATCAAGAACTCCTGCAACGACTGTCCGTTGTCGAGCGCAAGACGCACTCTGCTGACCTTGCCCGCATCGACAAGGCCATCGAGGACTCTGAACTGCGCATCAACTACGCCAAGATGAAACTGTCCGAGGCCGCTGAGTCTCGTGACGGCCAAGCCATGGCGAAGGCTCAGGAGATGTGGATGGAGGCCCGCCAACAGGCCGAAGCTCTGCGCAACCTGAAGAAGAATGCCGTTCAGCCCAAGCAGGAGCAGAACCTGCCAGACCCGCGCCTGCAACGTCTGGCAGCCGACTGGATGGATCGCAACCCATGGTACAAGCCAAACGGCAGTGACATGGAGAGCCGTATTGCCAAGCAGATCGACGAAACCCTGACGGCCGAGGGCTGGGATGCCACTCGCCCCGATTACTGGGAAGAGTTTGACAACCGCTTGCAAAAGTACGTCCCCCATCTATACAATGCAAACACCGACGAGAATCCAAGTCGACGGAGTAAGCCGAGAGGTATCGTGACTTCATCTGGACGTGAATCAGCATCAAGAGCAGGAGGTAAAAACTCCTTCACTTTGTCGCCCGAACAAGTTCGAGCGATGAAGGATGCTGGTTTCTGGGATGACCCAGAAAAACGCAACAAGATGATCAAACGCTATGCGCAAGAAGCGCGTCAAGCTCAACGCTAACAGGAGTCAAACATGGATTCACGTCTCAAAAAATCTCTTCAGGCCGGTGGCCGCAATGATCGCGCAAGCGAGGACGCAAGCCGTCGACCCCCCGAAGACAAGTTCATGAGTTCGCAGGAACGTCGCAAGATGTGGAGCGATGAGTGGACGCAATCGGCCCTGCCCAAGGTTCCCGAAATCCCGGGATGGCACTTGTGCTGGCTTTCGACAACCAACGCATACGACACCATCGACAAGAGAATGCGACTCGGCTATGTACCCGTGACGGCGGATGAGATACCGGGCTTCGAAAATTATCGTGTCAAGGCTGGCGAACACGTTGGGCATGTAGCATGCAACGAGATGCTGCTCTTCAAACTGCCGATGGACATCTACCAAGAGGTCATGACGCAGATGCACTATGAAGCTCCCCGCGAGGAAGAAGAGCGTATTCGCTCCCAAGTGGAAAGCCTTCAAGGTGCGAAGGACAGTTCTGGTCGCCGCCTCGTGCAGTTGGAAGCAGGGATGGACAGGTTCGATCAACAGCAAACCAACCGTGCCCCCGTTTTCGAGGGCTAACTTTTAAGGAGCAAGACTATGTCTGCAACAAACGCTCCGTTCGGTCTGCGCCCTGCGTTCCACCCCTCCGGTTTGGATCGCGCTCAGGCGCTGGCTGGCGGTATCGCCTCGGGCTACGGCTCGGCAATCCTCAAGGGCCAACCAGTGAAATACGTCACTGGCGGTACTATTCAACCCGCTGCTGCTGGTGACGCCTTCGTTGGCGCATTCGCAGGTGTGGAGTGGACTGATACCACTGGTCGTCGTCACGTCTCGAACAACTGGCCTGCATCCACTGCATACCAGACCGGTTCGTGCGTTGCCTATTTCTACGCTGATCCCAACATCGTGTACGAAATTCAGGCTGACGGCTCTCTGGCCCAAACCAGCATCGGTGACGAAGCTGACCTGAGCAACACAACCGCTGGTTCCACAACCACTGGCTTGTCGCAAGCTACTCTGTCGACCACTCTGGTGGGCGCAGGTAACTCCGCTCAGATGCGCATCGTCGATCTGGCTCCGTACCCCGGCAACGACTGGGGCGATTCTTACACCATCGTCCGTGCGACCATCAGCGAGTTCCAATTCGCCGGTGCCGCTGGCACAGCTATCTAAGGAGGGAGTGAACCATGGCCGCTCCAATGCGCAGTACCGACTTTCGTTCCATCGTCGAACCCATTCTGAACGAGTGCTTCGACGGCGTGTACGATCAACGTGCCGATGAATGGTCGCGTGTTTTCCGCGAACAAGAAGGCATCCCACGCAACTACCATGAAGAACCCGTCCTGTACGGTTTCGGTGCTGCTCCCCAGATGCCTGACGGCACTCCGGTGACGTACCAACAAGGTGGTGTGCTGTTCCTCAAGCGCTACGTTTACAACGTGTATGGTCTGGCCTTCGCGCTGACCAAAGTGCTGGTGGAAGACGGCGATCACATCCGTATCGGTCAGGTGTATGCCCGTCACCTCGCTCAGTCCCTGATCGAGACCAAGGAAACTCTGGCTGCAAACGTGCTGAACAACGCCTTCACTGGCGGCCAGTACGCTGGTGGCGACGGTGTTGCCCTGAACAGTTCCGCTCACCCCATCGTGAACGGCACTGCCTCGAACCTGCTGGCTACGGCAGCCAACCTGTCCCAGACTTCTCTGGAGCAGATGCTGATCCAAATCCGTCAGGCAGTGGACAACAACGGCAAGAAGATCCGTCTGGTGCCCCGCCAACTGGTGGTCGCCCCCGGCAACGTCTTCCAAGCCGAAGTGCTGCTGAAGAGCGTTCTGCGTTCTGGCAACGCCAACAACGACATCAACCCCATCAAGTCCATCGGCTTGCTGGACGAGGGTGCCGCTGTGATGTCGCGTCTGACCAGTTCCACCGCATGGTGGGTGCAGACCGACGCTCCCGAAGGCATGAAGCTGATGATGCGCCGCCGTCTTGAGAAGACCATGGAAGGTGACTTCGAAACCGACACCATGCGTTACAAGGCGACCGAGCGTTACGACGTTGGCTTCACCGACTGGCGTGCGATGTACGGTACTGCTGGCGTCTAATCAACCGCAGGGGGTTCGCCCCCTGCTCCATTAAGGAGAAAAGACAATGGCATACAACAACAACGTGACCAATGCGGCAGGCATCCTGTCCGCAATCACCGCACCTTTCGATTACACAAGCACCACTGTCACCATTGGTACTATCCCAGCAAACGCTCAGATCGTCGACATCAACATCGACGTGACGACTGCTTTTGATGCGGCCGGTACTGATCTGGTGACCGTTGGCAAAACTGGTTCCGCTGCCGCTTATGTGGCTGCGACAAGTGTTGCCGCTGCTGGTCGTGCTTCAGTTGCTACAACTGGCGTGTATAGCGCTTGGGCAAACGTGGGAACCTCGGACGTGGATTACGCCACTCTGACCTACGCTTACACAAGCACTGCACCCACTGCTGGCGCTGGTCGTGTGACGATTGTTTATAAATCGTTCGCATAAGGAGCATCATCATGGGTCAATTCAAACCTATGGTCAAAATGCAGACCACCGAGCCTTCAGTTGAACTGAAGCTCAAAAAAGGTGGTGCAGTGAAGAAGGCTGACGGTGGTGCCTTGATGGCCGCCATCCCGTCGACACGACCCACTGGCGCTATTGGCGCTCCTCGCGGCGGCATGCCCGCTGCTGCTCGTCCTGCAAAACCGACAATGGCCGCCCGTCGCGCTGCGATGGCTGGTCGTCCGATGATGAAGGAAGGCGGCGAAACCAAAGCAACACACAAAGCTGAGATGAAGAAGATCTCGGGTCTTGAAAAAGAACTGAAGTCTCACGAGTCCAAGCCTGCCAGCAAAGGCCACAAAGGCCTTGCCACTGGTGGTGTTGCTAAGTCGGCAAAGCCCGGTAATTACGCCACTGGTGGCGTGGTGAACGGCCAAGGCGGCTTCAAAAAGGGCGGCGCTATTGCCAAGAGCGGGATCATCAACACTGAAGGTCAAGGTGGCGCATACCGCAACACCAAGATGGACACAGCGAAGGTGGACACCAACTCTGCACCAACTGGCGACGTGAAGCTGGGCAATGCGGGCGGCTACAAGAAAGGCGGCTCCGCAAAAAAAGCCTACGCCACGGGGGGTGCTGTTAACGACAGCGGCCGCGCCGTGGCCTATCCGAAGAAGCCTGCCTCCAAGCCTGTTTCGAATGACCGTCAATCCGGCACCTTCAAAAAAGGTGGCAGCGTAACCCCAGCCGAGAAGAAGCTCCAAGCTAACTTCAAGGCCGAGAACGCTACTGCCGTTCGTCAGGCGAAAGCCAACACGAACCTGAAGTATGCCAAGGGTGGCGACATCAACTTCGACAGTCCTGCTGCCCGCAAGGCGATGGACAAGGCTTACAAAGAGAGCATTGGCCCGTCCAAGGAAGACTTGGACATGGCTCAGTCGATCCGTGACATCCCCGGGAAGATTTTCCGTGGCGCGAAGGATCTGTTGGGCTTTGGCTCTGCGCCAAAAGGCAGTGTGACCGAGACTGAAAAGTCTGTGACGGTTGCACCCGCCAAGAAGCGTGGTGGATCGGTGAAGTGCTGACCTGAGTGGGGGCTTCGGCCCCCGCTTTTCTTGAGGATAAAAAATGAAAGTCCAAACCGTATCCAAGACGGGAACTGGTTCATCCAACGCCATCGTGATCAACACGAACGTCACCCCAGTGAACATTGGGTTTGCGGCTGTTGTCGCCGGCACCGTCAATTACTCGATCCAGTTCAGCTATGACGATCCCGCTGTTGGCCTGACCACTTGGTTTGATGATGTGACCATCACCAGCAAGACGGGCAACGAAGACGGCTCCATCTCTTTCCCGATCAGCGCCATCAAAGTGCTGGTCAATTCTGGCTCAGGGACAGTCACTCTGAACGTGATCCAAGCGGGCATTGCGTAATGAGCACGATCATCTCGTCGATCACACGGCAGGGCGCTTACGAGCCATTTGAGTTGCAGGTCTCCCGCAACCAGATCCAAGGCCATCGCGCAATCTTTCGTAGCGCGTACTCCACTTCCATCACAACGGCTCAGAACTATGCCGTGTGGAATCGTGCGGCCAATTACTCGTTCCCCTCTGTTGCGTCCACAATGACCTTGTCGAGTAGCTCGACAGGGGACACGACCCAGTCAGTTCTGATCAGCGGTCTGGATGCCAACTATGCCGAAATCAGCGAGGTGATTGCCCTGAACGGGCAAAACCCAGTCACATCCACAAAGTCGTTCTTTCGCGTGAATGACATGCTGGTTCTGACAGACAGCCCAGTGGGCAATCTGTACTTCGGAACCGGCACTGTGACCTCTGGCGTCCCGGCCAACGTCTACGGGTTTATCTCCGCTGGCGACAACAGCATGATGTGCGGCAACTACACCGTTCCAGCGGGTTACACGCTCTACATCTTGGGCGGCAGCGTGAACTGCTCTCTTGCAAACCAGAACAAGCTGGTGACCATCAACTTCAGCACAGCCGTGGCAGGGGTTCGGTACGCCGCAGCCAAGATCATCTCAAGTGGCGGCTACCAGCACTACCCCTACACGCCTCCTCTGGCCGTGCCGGAGAGGTCTGATCTGCTTGACACGGCGACGACCACGGACAACATCACATCCACGGTTACCGCCAACCTGTCTGGCATCCTGATCAAAAACGACGGGAGCACCTGATGCCTGCCAAAAGCCAAGCCCAGTTCCGCCTGATGAAGGCCGCAGAGAACAGCCCGAAGTTCGCCAAGAAGGTGGGCATTCGGCCTGACGTGGCTGCTGAGTTCACTCAGTCCAACAAGGGCAAGAAGGCTTACGGCAAGTTGCCCGATAAGATGGCTGATGGCGGCGGCCTGTACGCCAACATCAACGCCAAGCGCCAGCGCATTGCTGAAGGCTCTGGCGAGAAGATGCGCAAGCCCGGCTCCGAGGGCGCTCCAACGGCCAAGGCCTTCAAGGAATCCGCGAAAACGGCCAAGATGGCGAAGGGCGGCCCCAGTCTGGCTGTCGGCCGTGGCGAGAAGCTGCCCGTCGAGCGTGGCGCTGGCCTGACGGCCAAGGGCCGCGAGAAGTACAACCGGGAAACCGGATCGAATTTGAAGGCTCCACAGCCCCAAGGAGGCCCCCGCAGGGATGCTTTCTGCGCGAGAATGGAGCCTGTCGCCGAGAAGAGCGAAAAAGGCAGCCGGGCAAGGGCTTCGATGAAGCGATGGAATTGTCCAAACTGGTAAAGGAGCACCATGGCTTACTCAGACACCTACGGCAAGATCTACAGCGTTCAGACCCTCATTGATCACGGAGCACGTCGGTGCGGAAAACTGGCTGAAGAACTGACTTCCGAGCAGCTTTTGAGCGCCCGCGAGTCCCTCGGCTTCATTTTGACCAACCTGATCAACATCGGCATCCAGTATTGGGCCGTTGAGAAGGAAGTTATCGGCCTCACGGCCGACAAATACATCTATGCACTGCCAACAGGGTCGAATGACGTCCTGAACGCCCTGTATCGCACGATGAATCGCCCCTCTGGCAGCTATTCAACGAGCGCCGGGGGCACTGTTGCGCTTGTTGGCGACAATGACATTGACACATACTGCATCCAGAACTCTGCCAACGGCAACATTTCGATCAATTTTGGGACTGACAACCCGGTTTATGCTGGCTCGATTGGCCTCATGCCTTATGTTGCTGGCGGTGGCAGCGCAGTTTGGACGCTGACGCTGGAATATTCCGTCGACGGCATCACTTGGAACACCCTGAACGACCTCGGAACGGTCACTGTGACCGATAAAGTGTGGATCTGGACGGACATTGACCCCGGCCAGAGCGTCCAATACTACCGAGTTCGTGCTTCTGGCGGCACAACCCTTGCTTTGCGTGAGTTCTATGTCGGCAACAACAGCCGCGAGATCACAATGTCTCGCCTGAACCGCGACGACTACACGAACCTGCCCAACAAGAACTTCACGGCCAACCAGCCGTACCAATTTTGGTTCAATCGGACGGTTCCGAACCCCGAAATCTACCTCTGGCCCACTCCGAGTGACCCATTTGTCCAGATGACCGTCTGGTACAGCAAGCAGATCATGGATGTGGGCGCTCTGACGGACGAATTGCAGATCCCGCAGCGCTGGTACATGGCCGTGGTGTCGATGCTGGCCCACCAGATGAGCCTTGAACTGCCTCAAGTGGACATGACCCGCATCCAGTACCTCGAAGCGCAGGCTGAGAAGTATTTGGCCCTCGCAGAGGTCGAAGAACGCGACAAGTCGCCCATCTACTTTGCCCCAAACATCGGGGTTTACACAAGGTAAGCCATGGGGATGTTTCTCGACACCATCGGCAACGCCTCGCTGGCGATTTTCATCTGCGACCGTTGCCGCATGAAGCGCCCCATGGACGAGCAGATGCCCGACCCCAACTTCCCGGGGTTGCGCGTCTGCCAACAGGGGTGCGCGGACGAAAAAGACCCCTATCGCTTGCCTGCGAGAAAAACAGAGCGGATCAACCTGCGCTTCCCACGCCCAGACGTGTCGGTTGCAGTTGATCCAAACAACCTTGTGACGGACAATCAGGGTGATTGGGTTATCTCCACCGAGGGCAACACCCAAGATCCGGAGAACAACGGTAACCTTGACGGAATTTCGGTGACACCATAATGGCAAATCAAACCATCACCCAACTGCCAGACGCTGGCCCAATCACTGGCACGGAACTTGTCCCCATCGTCCAGAACGGCGGGACGTACAAGACCACGACCGCAGCCATTGCGGCCAGCCCATCGCAGACCCAGACCTTCCTGACCAAAAATCAGGAACTGACGCTGCCAAACAGCCGATACCTGTCCACAGGCACTGGCCTTGGCCTGACCGATGGCGGAGCCACGTCGTTCTACCGAATCAGCCTGAATGGCGCTTCTGGCAGCCTTGAGGCGGCCTCGTCCGGCATCATCGTCAAAAACGGATCGACTTCCGTTGTTGCCCGCACGCTGGAGACCTCTGGCAACGGCCTGAGCGTGTCCAACGGCGACGGCACAGGCGCGAACCCCACATTCCAATTGACTGGCCTTGCTGCCGCTTTGGCAAACATCAGCGGCACTGGCATGCTGGCCGTGGTGGGTGGCGCGACAATTGCTGGTCGCCAGATCCTTGGCACGGCCAACCAGATCGGTGTGACCAACGGAAACGGTGGCGGAAACCCAACAATTGGCTTGGCAGACAACCCTGTTCTGCCCGGCACTGGCGCTGTGACTTTGCCGTCTGGCTCTGTCTCGGAGCAGCCTGTCGGAACGCCGGGTCAATTCCGGTTCAACACCACCACCAACACCTTCGACGGCTTCAATGGCTCTGACTGGCTGGCCTTCTCTCAAGGTGCTGGCGTTGATAGCTTCAGCGGTGGCGGCACTGGCCTGACTCCAGCGACGGCAACAACCGGTGCGGTAACCCTTGGTGGCACGCTGAATGCCGGCAATGGTGGAACTGGCGCGACATCTTTGACCGGGTATGTCAAAGGAAATGGCTCTTCGGCCATGTCGGCGTCAACCACAATCCCGACAAGCGATCTGAGCGGAACGGTCTCGAACGTCCAACTGGCAAACAGTTCTCTCACCGTCAACGGCACGACAATTTCTCTTGGCGGGTCTGGAACCATCACGGCCGCTGCGGCCAATGCGCTCACAATTGGCACAGGGTTGAGTGGGACAAGCTATGACGGTTCCACCCCGGTCACCATCGGTATTGCCAATACCGGCGTGACTGCTGCATCGTATGGCGCGGCCAGCAAGACATTGACGGCCACTGTGAATGCTCAGGGCCAATTGACGGCATTGGCTGAGACTCCGATTGCAATCGCCAACACGCAGATCACTGGTCTTGGCACAATGTCCACCCAGAACGCCAGCAGTGTGGCGATCACCGGCGGCTCGATCAACGGCACAACGATTGGCGGGTCAACTCCTGCGGCTGGAACATTCACCAGCATGACGGCCACATCAGGCACTGTCTCCACAGCGCCATCAAGCGCCAATGACTTGGTGAACAAGCAGTATGTGGATGAACAGGTTGCCGCTGGCATCGACATCCACCCCGCTTGCCGTGTTGAGGTTCCAGAGGCTTTTGGCAACCTGAACGCCACCTACAACAACGGCACAGCAGGCGTTGGTGCTACGCTGACCAATGCTGGCACGCAGGCCGCCTTGGTGATCGACGGCATCACGATGATTGTTGGCGACCGAGTGCTGGTGTACAACCAGACGACTGCTTCTCAGAACGGCGTCTATACCGTCACCAACACTGGCTCCCCGTCAACAAACTGGGTTTTGACCCGTGCAACTGACGCAAACACATATGGCGCGAACAGCCCAACAGCGTTGGGTCAAGGCTCTTACTTCTTCATCCAAGAAGGCCTGACTGGCGCAGGTGAGTCGTATGTGTGCAACACGGTTGGCACGATCACCTTTGGCACAACAGCCATCACATTCGCTCAGTTCAGCCAATCCATTCTGTACAGCGCTGGCACTGGCCTGAACCTGTCTCCGTCGACCACATTCAACATCTCGAACACCGGGGTGACTGCGGCTTCATACGGTACAGCTTCTCAGGTTCCGACCTTGGCAATCAACGCCCAAGGTCAAGTCACCAGTGCCAGCAACACCTCGATTGCGATTGCTGCAAGCCAAGTGACGTCTGGCACGTTCAGCAACTCATTCCTTGCTAACAGCAGCCTGACGGTCAACGGCACGAGCATCTCGCTAGGTGGGTCTGGCACGATCACGGCCGCAAACCCAAATGCCTTGACGATTGGCACTGGCCTGGCCGGCACAAGCTATACAGGCTCCACTCCGGTGACTATTGCTTTGGCAACATCAGGTGTTGCTGCGGCCACCTATGGCTCTGCCTCGCAGGTTCCTGTTTTTGCCGTGGACACCTACGGCCGGGTCACTTCGGTCACCAACACCTCGATTGCCATCTCGGCTGGCGCTGTATCGGGTCTTGCAGCCTCTGCAACGACTGACACGACCAATGCCTCCAACATCTCGTCCGGGACGCTGCCAACAGGCCGTCTGAGTGGCTCTTACACCGGCATCACAGCCGTGGGCACCCTGACGTCCGGAGCATGGAACGCAAGCGCGATTGGTGTGGCATATGGCGGCACAGGCCTGACAGCCACCCCAACCAATGGTCAGTTGCCGATTGGTAACGGATCTGGCTACTCTCTCGCCACCCTGACTGCTGGCACAAACGTCTCGATCACCAACTCGGCTGGCGGCATCACAATTAGTGCAACACCTGCCGCAGGCGGTACGGTGACCAGCGTGAGCGGCTCTGGCGGCACGACTGGCTTGACCTTGACTGGTGGCCCGATCACCGTTTCCGGAACCCTGACACTGGGTGGCACGCTAGTTCCAGCCAACGGCGGCACTGGAGCCACAACCCTGACAGGCTATGTGTACGGCAACGGCACAAGCACCATGACAGCCTCGACCACGATCCCAAACACGGCGATCACTGGCTTGGGGACAATGTCAACTCAAAACGCCAACAGCGTGGCGATCACGGGTGGTGCAATTGATGGAACAGCGATTGGCGCAACCACTGCATCAACTGGTAAATTCACAACCGTGACCGCAACGAGCGGCATCTCCGGAGGTACTTTCTAATGGCTGCAACAGGCTTCACCCCAATTCAACTGTACAGAACCAGCACAGCGTCTGCCACTCCGTCTGCTGGAAATTTGTCTGATGGCGAACTTGCCATCAACTTGACTGACGAAAAGCTGTACTTCAAGAACGCATCTGGCACGGTTAAGCTGCTGGCATCGAATGCCACTTCCGCAACGTCCGGCTCTTCCATCCTGTATGGCAACGGCTCCGGCGGTTTCAGCAATGTCACCATCGGTTCCGGCATCAGCTTTTCTGGCGGCACCCTGTCGGCTACTGGCTCCGGCGGCACAGTGACTGCGGTGTCAATTGCTTCGGCCAACGGTTTTACGGGCACAAGCTCTGGAGGATCAACTCCAGCCCTGACTCTTGCGACCAGCATTACAGGTGTTTTGAAGGGCAACGGAACCGCTCTGAGTGCAGCCACTGCTGGCACAGACTATGTCGCCCCCGGGACTGCCACGTCGTTTACTGCTCTTCAGACTTTCAGCGGTTCCTCAAGTGTTGCTGCGGCAAAGTTGGCAAACGCAAAAGAGGTCTGCACGGTGTCTGCAACTGCGGCTACGGGCACGATCAACTACGACATCACGACGCAGTCTGTTGTTTACTACACCAGCAACGCCTCGGCCAACTGGACAGTCAACTTCCGTGGCTCAAGCGGCACAAGCCTTGATTCCGTCATGTCGACGGGCGAGTCCATGACCGTTGCGTTTTTGGTGACGCAAGGCTCCACCGCTTACTACAACAGCGCAGTACAGGTTGACGGCGCGTCTGTCACGCCTAAATACCAAGGCGGCACAGCGTGGAGTTCTGGAAATGCTTCAGGCGTTGACGCATACGTCTACACGATTGTGAAGACCGGTTCCGCGACATTCACTGTGTTTGCGTCCCAAACCCAGTTCAAGTAAGGCCTTAAAAATGCCAATCATTGAAAGCAAAGGCGCGGCCTCGTCGCAAGGTTTTGGTGAGTTCGCGAAGACCGGTACTGCTGTCTACATCGAGGACGTGTTCAACAACTACATCTACAATGGCAATGGCACCTCCCAAGCCATCCCCGCGAACATCGACCTGTCCACGTACGGCGGCATGGTTTGGGTCAAGGTGCGCAGCTTTTCCGCCAACCACGGAATTTGGGACACAGCCAGGGGCTTCGGGACGGGTTATCTCAGCACGCAAAATAAAGTCCTTTCTCCAAACACCAACAGCGCTGAGGGTGGCGGGACGATGTTTGACTGGTTGTCTTCGCCGTCCACAACGGGATTCACGGTCAACACCAACACAGCATACCCAACCAGCCGTCGGATCACCAACGCGAACACCGCGAACTTTGACGCTTGGACATTCCGCAAGCAAGCAAAGTTTTTCGACATCGTGACGTACACGGGCAACGCCACCAACAGCCGCACGATTTCACACAATCTCGGTTCCACGCCGGGGTGCATCCTTGTGAAGAGTGTGAGCGCTGCGGGGAGTTGGTGGGTTTGGCACCGGGCGTTCAATTCTGGCAACGGCTACGGGCAACTCGACTCCACATCGACGTTCGGTTCTGCGGGCGGGTATTTGTGGGGTGACGGAACGACTTACGCAGCGCCAACAAGCACCAATTTCACGATTTCTGCCGCAGCGGAAGTAAATTCCAGCGGCGTGACCTACGTCGCCTACATCTTCGCCCACAATGCCGGGGGATTTGGCCTGAATGGCACAGACAACGTGATTTCTTGCGGCTCTTTTGCGACAAACAGCAGCGGCAAAGCGACCGTGACGCTCGGATACGAGCCACAATGGGTGTTGATGAAAAGCACAGACACAGCGCAAAACTGGTACATCAACGACGTCATGCGCGGAATGCCGGGCAGCGCCGGTTACGCGCAATCCTTGTACCCCAACGCGACCAGCGCCGAGTCTAGCGCGTTCGTCAACAATCCTGCCGCCACAGGGTTCACCGTGGAGCAGCAAAACGCCAACACCAACTGGATCTACATCGCCATTCGTCGTGGCCCAATGAAGGTGCCGACAGACGCGACCCAGGTTTTCAGCCCCAATGCGGTGAACGTGGCGCAAGGCACACAGATCAGCACCAATTTCCCGGTCGACATGACGATGGCGACGTACCGCTCCGGCGGCGGAACGGCTTTGGAAGACCGTTTGCGTGGCATCAGCACCGCGCCCACCGACTCGACCACAGAGACGTATTTCTTGACCTACAGCACAGCCGGGGACGCAAACTCGATCGGGTTCACATACGGCTGGAACAACACCGGGTTCTTGATGAATGCCGGGTACGCCAACGCGAACGACATTTTCTGGAGCTTCCGCCGTGCGCCCAAGTTCTTTGATGAGGTTTGCTATACGGGGACTGGTAGCGCTACCACGTTCAATCACAATTTGGCAGCGACCCCTGAGTTGATGATCGTGAAAGACCGCAGTGCCTCCACGAACTGGTTTGTTTACTCGGCAACGCTTGGCGCGACAAAGTACTTGAACCTCAACCAAACATCGGCCTCTGCGACGGCAACCGCCCCGTGGAACGATACAGCACCAACGTCGTCGGTTTTCACCGTAGGAACATCCGGCTCAACAAACAGTGCGGCTGATGCGTATGCCGCTTACCTCTTTGCCACCTGCCCCGGCGTGAGCAAGGTCGGCAGCTACACAGGAAACGGCTCAACCCAAACCATTGATTGCGGCTTCACTGGTGGTGCTCGGTTCGTGCTCATTAAGCGCACCGACAGCACAGGCGATTGGTACGTCTACGACACAGCCCGTGGCATGACAACACTGACAGACCCGTATCTGCTGCTCAACAGCACTGCGGCTGAATCTGCAACGCTTGGTTCTGTTACCACCGTCACCACAGGGTTCGCGGTTAACGCATCAGTCTTGGCTGCAATCAACACAAACGCTGCCAGCTATATTTACCTCGCAATTGCGTAAGGAGTAATCATGGAAATCCGAATCCGCGCCACCGGCGCAGTGATGTTTGAAAGCGAACTGCGAGCCTACCTACTCGCCAACGACGGCCCGTCCTACGACCAACTGACCCCGGAAGTCATGGAGGCGATTGGCGTCGACCCCGTACTGGAAGGCCCGGCAGCGCAACCCACACGATACCAAGTTGCATTCCGCGACGGTGTGGAGCAGATCGACGGCGCTTGGTACACCAAGTATTCCGTGGCCGACATGGACGCCGAAGCTATCGCTGCGAAAGACACCGCGCAAGCACAAGCCATCCGTGACCAACGCAAGGCAAAGCTCGCCGAGTGCGACTGGACTCAGGTCGCTGACTCCCCCGTGGACAAAGCGGCTTGGGCTGCATACCGTCAGGCGCTGCGCGACATCACCGCGCAGGCTGGGTTCCCTTGGACTATTGAATGGCCGACACAACCATGATCACACTGCAAAACCTCACGATTGACGAGATCAACCTCATTCTTGCTGGCCTGAGTGAGTTGCCGACAAAATCCGGCGCTTACCCTGTTGCGATGAAGGTCAAGACTCAAGCAGACGCGCAACTGGCACCTCAAGAGGATGTCAAAGACGTCAAGGAGTCTTGAGCAATGGAGGCTACTCACGAACTTGCCACTGAGACCGATAAGCGGTTAAGTGTCCACGAGGCAATTTGTGCTCAACGGTATGAAGGCATTCAGAATCGCTTTGACGATGGTCACAAGCGGATGACCAAGATCGAATACCTGCTCTACGTTGTGATCGCTGTCGTCTTGCTTGGCCCCGGCGTTGCGGCTGAATTTGTCAAAAAGCTGGTTGGAATTTGAGGATGCCATGGAGCAAAACGATTTGAAGCTATTCAAAGCTCAAGCGCAGGCAGAACTCAATCGTCTTGAAGCTCAAAGCACCGCCAAAGAGGTGGCTGGCAAAGCTATTGGCAAGCATGGGTTGGCATACATCACAGCCATCGTGATTGTCGGCGTGGGGGCCAGTTTGGTGCTTGAAGAGTCCAAAATTGCCGCTGTGATCGGCTTGGTATCGGCCGCATTGACGGCATTGATTGCCATGCTCAACGGCATCGCCGGGGCAAATCCAAAGCAGGAGAAGCCGGAGTTCGAGGTGATCCGCTCCTTGATCGAGCGACTGGACAAGCTGGCTGAAAAAGAGCCGCCCATGTCCGTGACGGTCGAAGGTGACAAGGTTACGGTAATTAAGGGTCAAGATCAAATTCAGACGTCGAAAGGTGCAACATGATCCCAATTGCAGCCGCCCTGCTGACGACATTGGCCCAGAATGGTCTGGGCCTTTTGTCATCTGCGATCCAAGCAAAGGGCAAAGAGGTGGTCGAAAACGCCCTTGGCGTCAAGATTGAAGATAACCCAAGCCCTCAAGACGTCGAGAAGTTGCGCCAGCTTCAGTTTGACCACGAAGAGCGCCTGCTTGAACTGGGCATCGAGAAGGCCAAGCAGGATCTGGAGGCCTTCAAAGAGGAGGTCAAGGATCGAGACAGTGCTCGGGAGCGGGATTCCGAGTTCATCCGCCGTGGCGTCCACAACTATCGGGCCGACATCATGGTGGCCGTGGCCGCTATAGCGGTCGCTTGGATGGTTTATTTGGTCTGGAGCACCCCAAGCCTCAACGAATACGTCAAAGGCATCGTGACGCTCGTTTTGGGCCGCTTTTTGGGGTATCTGGACAACATCTACTCCTTTGAGTTCGGTACAACCCGTGGCTCCAAGGACAAAGACGAGACCATCAAGCAACTGTCGGGAGGCCCAAAATGAGCCTGAGCCAAGAACAAGCAGCATTTTTGCTGGACGCATGCAGGCTGATCCAGTACGCCACTGAGCACGGCTTCATGGTGACCGGCGGGGAACTGGCCCGAACCCCCGAGCAGCAGGCGATTTACGTCCAAACCGGCCGTTCCAAGACCTTGAACTCAATCCACCTCAAACGGTGCGCCATCGACTTGAATTTCTTCAAGGACGGAAAGATAATCTGGGACAAGGCAACGCTTGCTCCACTTGGGGCATACTGGGAGAGCCTGAACCCCAAAAATCGCTGGGGTGGCAACTTCAAGTCTCTGGTTGATTGCCCTCATTTTGAGCGTAATGTTGGGTAAAGGAGCCTCAGAATGACGACAGCCGCTGTGATGACCTACGACTCTCTGGTCGAGAACATCCAGTCCTATCTGGAGCGCACTGACACGGCCACTCTGGAGAAGATCCCCCTCTTCATCATGCTGGCCGAGCAAACCATTGCCGCCCAGATCAAGTTCCTTGGCAACCTGACCGTGCAGACCAGCACCATGACGGCCAATGCCAACGTCATCGACAAGCCTGCCCGCTGGCACAAGACGGTTTCGATGAACATCACGGTCGCAGGCAAGCGCCAGCCCGTCCTGATCCGCAAGTACGAGTACCTGCGCGAGTATTGGCCCGACCCCACGGCCACGGACGTGCCAAAGTTCTACTGCGACTACGACTACACCCACTGGTTGATCGCTCCAACGCCTGACGTCGACTACGACTTCGAGGTGCTGTATTACGAACGCCTCCAGCCTTTGGACTCCTCCAACCAGACCAACTGGTTCACGATCTACGCCCCGCAGGCTCTGCTGTACGGCTCCCTGTTGCAGGCCATGCCGTTCCTCAAGAACGACGAGCGCGTGCAGTTGTGGCAGGCCCTGTATCAGCAGGCCATGGACGTGCTGGTGGCCGAAGACAGGCTCCGTGTGGCCGACCGCCAAGCGGTGGCCGTGGACAGTTAAGGATAGACCATGAGTTACAACAGCCCATTCACCGGCACCGTGGTTCAACCCACGGACGTCTCGTACCGCGCAGTCACTCTGGCGGCCAACACCCAGCTTGAGTGGCCGATCAACGGCAACGCCACGGACGACTATGCCGCCCGGATCATGGATGTGACGGCCACTTCTGCTGGCTTGTCGCTCTATATGCCTCCGGCAAACCAGACGTCGGTCGGCAACGACGCGATGATCCGCAACGTCGGCTCGAACAGCTTCACCGTCACCACCTATGACGGCGACAGCACGATCATCGTGATCGCCCCGGGCGAGGCCAAGTACATCTACATCACCGACAACCCCGACGAGTTCGGCACTTGGGGTGATCTGGAGTTTGGCGCTGGCACATCTGCGGCTGATGCCAACTCGCTGGCTGGCGCTGGCCTGCTGGCCTCCGGCCTGACCCTGAATCAAAGCCACCCATCCGGCTCAGTGACCAACGCTTACACCTACCTGACCACTGATCGTGCAAAGACAATGATCTGGACGGGTGGCGCGGGGACTTCGACGCTGCCTCTGGCTCAGGACACTGGCAACAACTGGTTCATTCTGTTCAAGAACAACGGCACAGGAACCATGTCGATTGGCACGACCTCGGGCCAATTTCTGGATGGCGCTGTTGCCAAGGCGTTTGCCCCGGGCGAGGCGGCCTTCATCATCTCCACGGGCACCGAGTATGTGACCGTCGGGTATGGCGTCAGCACTCAGTTCGAGTTCGGCGTTCTGACCAAGCCTGTAACGTCTGGGACTTACACCCTGACGGCCAGCGAGGCCGCAAACACGATCCAGATCTACACCGGAACGCTGACTGGCAATGTCACGATCATCGTGCCACCGGTGGTGAACCTGTACATCATCTCCAACCAGTGCAATGCAGGCTCTTACACCCTGACAATTTCCACTGGCGCTGTAGGGGCCAGCACGGCCACTGTGCCAGCGTCTGGGCAGGCCACACTGATCTGTGATGCCACCAACATCCTGAACGCCAACACCACCCAAGCGGGCGGCACTTCGTTCAGCTTGGTGAATGGCTCGGCCGCGTCTCCGTCTCTGAACTTTGGTTCCGAGATCAACACTGGCATTTACCGCCCCGGCGCTGGCCGTTTTGGCATCTCTGTGCTTGGCAATCAGGTCGTGGACATCAATGCTGGCGGTGCTGACGTGATTGGCGACATCACAGCAACTGGCATTGGAAACTTTGAAGGCGGTATCTCTGGCGGAGCGTTCTGATGACCAAAAAAGTCTTTGCCCTTGACACCAAGCCGGGCGTCCAGCGAGACGGCACGGTTTTCGACAAAGAGTTCTACTCTGATGGCCGCTGGATTCGATTCCAGCGCCAGCGCCCTCGCAAGATCGGGGGCTACCGTCAGATCACCGAATACCTTGCAGGCCCCTCTCGGGGCATTTTCGTTGTTCCGCGCAACAACTTCAGCAACATCTACAACGGCTACTCCGATGGCCTTCAGGTCGTCCCGGTAAACAACAACGGCACTGGCTCCGGCATCACCGACTACAACTTCGGTGGATCTCTGTTGACCGTCAACACCCTGATCGGTGGCTCTGGCTACGTCAATGGCACCTATAACGCCGTTTCCTTGTCGTATGTGACCACGGGTGCAGGCATCGGCGCAACGGCCGACATCGTCGTTTCTGGTGGCGCTGTGACCTCTGTGACCATCACCTCTGGCGGTTCTGGGTACAGCCAGTATGAGAAGTTGACGGCCACGGCCGCCCAGCTTGGCGGGACTGGGTCTGGATTTTCCGTGCAGGTCGACACCACCGACTCGTGTTTCACGCCCTCGGCGGCCAACCTGTGGCAGTTCGACACGTTCACCGACTCGACTGGCAATGGCGTGAACTACCTGCTGGCACACCCATCCCCAGACCTGTTTGACATCGACAACGAGGTCAACACGCCTGTTCTGGCTGGGCCAATCAGCACCACTCACTTAGACCCGATTGGCGTGTTCACCGAGACCGGCGCGACCACCAGCGGCTCTCCGAACGTCACATTGGCGTCGGCGAACTTCAGTATTGGCGCAGGCCAGCTTGTGACCGGCCCGGGCATCCCAGCGGACACTCGCGTGCTGTCGATCACCACGACTGCCTTGGTGCTGACGAAGAACGCAACGGCCACCACCGCTGCGGCCGTGCTGACGTTCGATAACGAGGTGTCGGTCTCTGGAGGTGTGGTGACCCTGCACCCCTACGTCTTTGTGTACGGCAACGATGGCCTGATCCGCAACTGCGCCTCCGGCAACCTCAACGACTGGGTCTCGGCTGAAGCGAACACGGTGAACATGGCGACTGGCAAGATCGTTCAGGGCTTCCCTGTCCGTGGTGGCTCGAACTCGCCTTCTGGCCTGTTCTGGTCGCTCGATTCGCTGATCCGGGTGAGTTACAACCCAGCCAGCCTCACGATTGGCGGCACGGCCGTCCAGACCTTCTGGCGCTACGACATCATCTCCAGCCAGTCTTCGATGCTCTCCGCGCAGTCTGTGATCGAGTACGACGGCATCTACTACTGGTGCGGTGTTGACCGATTCCTGCTGTACAACGGCGTGGTCAAGGAGATTCCGAACTCGATGAACCAGAACTGGTTCTTTGACAATCTGAACTATGCGCAGCGCCAGAAGGTCTACGCCTCCAAAGTGCCTCGCTATGGCGAGATCTGGTGGTTCTATCCCCGTGGCGACTCGGAAGAGTGCAACGACGCGATCATCTACAACATCCGCGAGAACGTCTGGTATGACGTTGGCGAGGCCCTCGGTGCCCGTCGTTCGGCCGGTTACTTCTCTCAGGTGTTCCGCTTCCCTGTGAACGCAGGCACGGAGATCAACTACACCGGTGGCCTGCTGCGCGGCACGATCACCAACGCTGGCTCTGGCTACACGAACGGGACTTACACCTACACCCCCCTGACCGGCGGCACAGGAAGCGGCGCAACTGCGACCATCATTGTGGCTGGCGGCCAAGTGACCTCGGTGGAGATCAATGACCGTGGCGTCTCATACGCCGTCGATGACGCCCTGTCTGCCAGCATTCCGGGCGGGGCTGGCTTTGAGTTCACAGTCACGGCCACCGTCAACTTTGTGAGCCTCTGGCAGCACGAAGTCGGCACGGATGAGGTCAAGTTCACTCAAGCAAACGCCATCGAGGCCTATGTTGAGACCAGCGACCTCGGGTGGGTGGCCGGTGGCCCCTCTCAGCCAAATCCGGTGGGCGAGAACCGCTGGGTGCATGTTGAGCGTCTGGAGCCTGACTTCATCCAGCAAGGCACAATGGAGGTTTATGTGGTCGGCCGTCCGTTTGCTCAGGCAGACGATTTGACGACTGGCCCCTATCCTTTTGAGCCGGGAACGAACAAAATCGACATGCGTGAGCAGCGGCGCGAGATGCGCTTGAGGTTCGTTTCCAACGTGGCCGGAGGTGACTTCCAGATGGGCAAAGTGATTGTCAGTGCAGACCTCGGGGACACTCGTGGCTACAACACCTAACCCTTCGGCGCTGGTTTATGACCCGAGGTACATGGAGTTCGACCACTGGACGGCTCTCATGTGCGAACAGTATGCGGCCCAGCAGCTTCCAATTGCCGGGCCGGATACCGACTGGCGAGAATGGGGGGCATCCTTGCTGGCAATTGATGTGTTTTTGAATCAGGGCATTCCAAGCCCCTATGCCTTTGATGACTGGCAAAGCTGGGCGGAATCCGTGATCAACGTGATGAATGGTGGTGTTTGATGGTGATGTCTACCAATGAAAACTTGGGCTTGGAAGACGACGGCTTGTCTGCTGGCGCACGGTACGCGCAGGCAAATTTGCCCGGCGGCATGAGTCAGTACAACCAAAACATTGTGAATTGGTTTTCAGACCCGTCTGCACACACCAAAGATGAAACGCTTGCTGCCATGGCTCAGTATGGCATCAGCCCGGCAGATATTCAGGCTGCCACCGGCCGCACCTTGGATTCTTACTACGCTCCTGCTGCTGGCGCTTTGACGCGCGCAGTTGGTCTTGATAGCGCTGCCTCAAGCAATACGGCCGCAACTCAGCCTGTCACAACTCCTGTGACTTCTTCTGGGTCTGGTGCTCTTTCAACTGCAACGACTGCGCCAACGCTAACGTACCACACTGGAAAAACATACGATCAAGCGCAACTGACGGCGCTTGCTCAACAGCTTGGCTCTGCCACATCCCAAGGCGCTCTTCAGGGTGGAGTCTATGGTGAGAAGGGGGCCAACATTGGTTTCGCCGCCGATCAGGCGCAAAAAGTGTTTGGCGAAAACACCAACGCTGCCAACCAAGTTCTGCTCGACGCCGCTGCCAACTTGCTCGACAAAGGCATCACAGACCTGAGCCAACTCAAGTCCGGCGACATCATGGGTCAAGCCAGTGTTCGTCCTGAGTACGATGAGAGCGGCAACAAGACGGGCCGATTCATTGCAAGCTGGGGCGGAGATTACGAAGGGCTTGGCGGCCAAAGCCGAGTGCTCACGGCTGATGAAGCCTCACGAGTTGTGTCAAAGCAAGCGTATGGTGGAGAGGGTGATTATGGCCCGGTGTATGAGCCAATCAACATTGCAATTGGCAAAGGCATCTTTGATGCCAACGGGAAGCAGATCTCCGACACATCTCAGTTGCAAATTGGAGAGACGTACACCGGCCCCGGCGGAACGCTTTACAACCTGACGATTGATCCTGCCACGGGCAAGCCATCGTTTAGCACGACTGGCGTGGTCACCAACAACCTCGGCGACCTGTCTGGCGCTCTGTCTGTTCTGTCTTTTGTTCCGGGCATCGGTTGGGTTGCGGCCGCAGGCAATGCGCTGATTGCAGCAAGCCAAGGAAACACGACTGGCGCGATCCTGAACGCCTTTGGGGCATATGGCGGATACCTTGGCGGCGAACTCAACGCCATGACCAATCCGGCAAGCTCTCAAGCCGTAAGCGGTCTTGACCTTGCGTCCGATATTGCCACGACTGGCGCAAATCCGGCCTTGCAATTGCAGACGCGACTTGCTGACGTCAACCTTGCCAAGACCGCTGTGTCTGGCATCAATGCCATTCAGACGGGCAATGCGGCCGGTCTTGTGAATGCGTCATTGTCCGGCTACACCCAGTTGGGTGGCACTCTTCCCTCCGGTGTCACGACTGGTGTGCAGATCGCCAATCTGGTCAAGTCGATGAATGACAATGATGCCATTGGGGCATTGAATGCCGCCGGAGACCTTTCTGGCAGCCAAGACATGAAGGTCGCCGCCGCCGCAGGCAGTGTGGTCAACGCTCTTCGTTCTGGTGACCCCACTGTGCTGCTCGGGGCTGTGACGAGTTTTGGGGACAAAGTTAGAGGAGGTGCCCCCGGCGGCGGCACGCAATTCAGTTCTTTGGGAACTCCATTTGCTCCCGGCGCATCCACCGCCACAACCACGGGCGGCATCACCAATCGTGTCTATGACGACACCATCGTTCAAGCTGGTGCTGATGCCTTCATCAAGGCCAAAGCTGCTGGCGCACCCGATGATGACGCAATGGCTGCCGCAAATGCCGCGACTGGCGTTGTTGTGCCCGGCGCAGACAATCTGAAGTCCATCCTTGACGACGCCAAGAGCACGACTGGAACTCAGGTCGCCTCTGTCAACAATGGCGTTGTGAGTGATGCTGGGACTGGTGGCGCAAGCGGCCTGAAGACCACTACGGGCGCAAACGGTGTGGTGACTTCTCCAGTGACTGGCGGTGAGACATCAAACCCCATCATCACCGACGTCACCGCCAAAGACACTGAGTTCGGTGATTTGCAAGGCGCGATTGACCAGAATGCCATGGATGACTCTGTCCGCGCAGACAGGCTCGATCAGATCAAGAACATGCCAAAGTTCTCTGATGCCTATGCCCAAGCCCGTGATCTGCTTGGCCCAAATCAGACGTTCGAGTGGAACGGCAAGCAGTACAGCACAGCAACGGCATCAGAGCGACCAGACCTTTCTGGCGCATCAACCAATACCGGATACACGTCAACTGTGACAAACTATGTGTCCAATCAGTTGGCTCAGAACCTTAAAGACCCGAACTTCAATCCGGCAGACCTCACGAAAGATGAGATGTCTAGGTTTGTGTCTGCGTATGCAAACGCAACGCCTGCGCAACAAGCGGCCATGCTCAAAGGCCCAGACTCAATGACTTTCAATGTCATTGACTCAATGCTCAAGAACACCGCCTCTGTGAACCCTCAAGGTGTTGTAACCAATGTCGCTCCATCTACCGCGACAGACACATTGAAGGCCTACGATAAGTCGTTCTTTGACACCTCCAAGGATGTGCTATCCACTGCCGCTAATGTGGCCGCAGCAGATGTTGCTGGTCTTGGTGTCCGTGGCGCTCAGTTCCTGAGCAACCTTGTTGGAAACGATTCGAAGACCTTCTCTGAAGTTCAAAACCTGCTTGCCAACGACAAAGACAAAGAAATGTCCAAGTTGGTTGGAAATGAAAAGGCTGTTGCTGGCGGCTTGGCTTCTGGAATTGAGTCTGCTGCTTCTTTCCTTGTTGGCGGCCCTGCTGCTGGTGTTGCTTCAGTTGGTGCGATTGTTGCCAACAACTCATGGGTGGAGGGAGCAAAAGCTGGTCTGAGCGACATTGACAACGCGAAGCGTACTGCCGTCATGACTGCGATTGAGGTTGCCGGAGAGATGATTGGAATCCCCGGCATGAAGCAAGTCATGAAGGGCATTCCTGTCACTGGGTCTGCTGATGCAATATTCAACTCTGTGAAAGAGACAATGAAGGGTCTTGGAAAAGAAGAGGCCTCCGAGTTGCTGACTACTGTTGGGCAATTTGCTGTCGATAAGTTTTCCAACTTTGGCCTTGCCAAAAATTCTACGTTTGAAGATTTTCAGACGGCCCTCAAGGATACTGTGATTGCAACTGCCGCCGCCGTTGGTGGTTCTTCGGCAATCACCACTTCTGTTCAGGCCGCAAATCAGAACGCAACTCAAATCTCTGATGCCGACAGAACTGCCGTATCGCCAACTGTTCCGTCGACATCTGGAGTTGGACAGAAGGTTGCGGACGCCTTGACTGCAACCAAACTGACGCCTGAATATTTTGCTGGAACAAACCCAATTACCGACGAGCAAGCTGGGTTCTTGAAGGCTGATTCCAATGAGCGCACGTTCATGGATCAAATTCGCAATCAGGCCGCTGGCTTGGCACTGTCGTTGTCGGCCGCTGTCTCTTCTCCAGCAATGGCGGCAGTTGATTTCAGCACGCCAACAACTCAAGTTGTTCAAACAATTCAGAACAATGTTCAAAACCAGATCAACTCTGGAGTTGATGTTGGGTCGGTTGTTTCCTCACAAATTGCAGATGGGCAAAATGCTCTCGCAGTTATCAATTCCGCAGTTAGTGCGGCAATTGAAAGCGGTCAAAATGTAAGTAGCGTTGTTGAGCAAACGGTAAGTTCATCCATTCTCTCCGGCGCTTCTACGTCTCAGTCTGTCGGCACAACAATTTCATCTGCAATTGCAAACAATGCTAATCCTTCGTCTGTTGTGCAGAGTGCTGTTTCTTCTGCCGTCTCCAGCGCGGTATCAAGCAACCAGAACGTAAATACGGCCATCAATGACTCCATTTCTGCTGCTGTATCTACGGCGGTCTCAAATAGCGTCAATGTGAATGAGGCTGTACAGTCTGCTGTTCAGGCGGCTATTCAGACCGCCGTCACAAGCAATGTCAATGTGAACGAGGCTGTGCAGACTGCAATCAATGCCGTCACGAATGTCGCCACTGCAAACAACCTGAATGTTCAAACTCTGACGACAATTGCGCAACAGACCGCAACAAACGTCGTAAACAAGCCTCCATCTATTGCAAATGTTTCGACAGATGTTGTGACCAACCCAGAAGTCGTCACCCCAACGACAGTGGTTACTCCTCCTGCTGTAGTTGCCCCTCCGGATATTGTCACTCCGCCTACGGTTGTGACTCCTCCAGTTGTCACGACTCCTCCCGTCGTAACGCCACCCGGCACCCCGGTAACTCCCACACCTCCGGTGATACCAAAAGTCACAACAAGCTCATCTTCTGGAGCGGGTCTTGGTCTAATGGCTGGGGCCGCCTTGGGTGGGTATGACTGGAATATCAACCCTCAGTTCTTAAAATCCAAGGTGACCGGAGGCGCAATCGACCCTCTGGCTGCCGTCAAACAGGCCCAACAGGAAATGGAAAGAGAATCCATGATGCAACAAATTGACCCCCGTCTTGCCCAGATCTTGCAGCAGCGCATGGGGCAGCCACAAGGCGCTCTCAATCAGGCTGCTGAACCCGAGAGCGCCCACTACACCTACGGCAGCGAGGACTCGATTGACAGCATCCTTGGCGAATCCGCTCCGGCATTCAAGGAGGGTGGCTACGTTGCCCCCTTGATGATGAACTCCGGCGGTAGCATGGCCTTGCCACTGTTGGCGAAGTCTGGCGGCGCTCTGGATAACTACCACGGCCGCGAGAACTTCAAGCACGGCAAGCATGTTGCCGGTGAGGGTGACGGCCAATCTGACGACATCCCGGCATGGCTTGCCGACGGCGAGTTCGTGTTCCCGGCCGACGTTGTGGCCGCTCTTGGCAACGGTTCTACCAAGGCTGGAACGGACAAGTTGTACGAGATGATGCACAACATCCGTGACCGTGCCCGCTCGACAGGCCCCAAAGACCTGCCTCCCCCAGCCTTGAAATCCCCGCTGGATTACTTAAAATCCCACAAAAGGAGCAAATAATGGGCCTGTTTGACGCACCAACCCCCACGCCGGTAACACTGACCGGCTCCAGCACAGCCACTGCTCCGCAGTACCTGACGAATTACCTGACTGAGTTGGCCAAGACCGGCCAGTCTCAACTTGGCACGACCAATGCCGAAGGGGTGAAGACGCCATTCACTGGCGATGATCTAATTGCGAAACTCCCGCAAAATCTGACGGATGTCTATAAAAACGCTCCGACCACGCTGAGTCAGTATGACACTGCGATGGATGAATCCTTGAAGGCTTTGCAGTCTGGCGCGACAGGTGTGGGTGCGGCTGACATCTCAAATTTCTATGACCCCTATCAGCAGGACGTCATCGACTCGCTGGAGCAGCAGAGCGCCCTGAGCACTCAACGCAACCTGATGCCAGCCCTGAAGGCCGCTTTTGCGGGTCAGGGTGGCTTTGGCAGCCAGCGCTACGCCGGGGCCATGGGCCAGACCTTGGCTGACATCCAGACCGGCCTGTTGAGCAACGAGGCCAAGCTCAAGTCCGAAGGCTACAAGTCGGCCTTGGATGCCGCCTTGAAAGAGCGCGGCTACGACATCAGCGCAGGCCAAGGCCTGTACGGTCTGGGTCAAGCCGAGTCTCAAGCTGGCGCGACTGAAGCCAAGACGCTGGCCGATCTGGGTACATCTCAGTTGGCTTACGAGCAATCCAAGATTGATTCTCCGCTCACCCGGGCGCAGAATGTCGCCAAGATTTTGCAAGGCTACACCTTCCCGACCACGACATCCGAGACGAAGCAGGTTCTGCCAAGTTCCTACGCTCCGTCTGCGCTTCAGCAAATTGCCGGTTTGGGGACTCTGGTTGGATCGGCATTTGGAAACAAAGATGCCGCTGGCAACAAGTTGATTGATTGGGTGAGCAACAAATTCGGTGGCGCTTTGCCTGACGCAGCAACTTGGGATCCGGCAAATGCATCCTTCTTTTACGGCACCGGTGGCTCTGGAGACTAATAATGGCAACAGCAAAATCGCCTTTGTCTCTGTATGCCGAGACGCCTGAAGATGTCTCGGCTGTCCAGCAGTACCAAGACGCCCAAAAGAAGCTCTTGGAAGCGCTGGAAGGTCGTCAGCAACTGTTTGACCCAACACTGTTGGCGATGGCTCAGGGCTTTCTGTCGCCCACGAAGACAGGATCTTTTGGCGAGGCGCTCGGGAACGTAGCCAACCAAGTCGCTCCAGTTCAGGCCGCAGAGGAAAAGCGTGCTCAGGAACTCGCCAAGATGCGCTTTGAGTTGGCTCAGGCCAACCTTGGTCAGTCTCAAGCCACTCGTGGTGAGCGCGAGATGCGCAACCTGATCGGCCGCATGAGTGGTGAACAGCCCGGCGCTGCTGGAGCTACCCCTGCGGGCGGCGCTGGCGCGGCTCCTGCACAGGGCGCTCCATCTTCTGCGCAGCCAGTCACGGCTCAGGACATCGCTCGTTTGGCGATCATTGCCCCGGACAAGGCCAAGATCCTGTCCGACATGATCAAGAACGACCGCGACCGTTACGTCATCTCGATGAACGGCATCGTGTTCGACCGCGACAAGCAGCAGTACCTGAACCTCGAAATTCCGGGTCAAAAGCAAGAGCCGTTCACCACCAAGCACGGCACATTCAACATGACACCGGGCGAGTACAGCCAGTACAAGCAAGCCGAGGCGGCAGGCAATGGCAAGAAGTGGATCGACGAGTTCCGTGGTGTTGCCTCGACCACTGGCGGCACTTCTGCGCCAGCAACAGGCCGACTCACTGTCGAGGAGCAGGCCGCAAAGTCTGAGGGCGCAAAAACACGCGAGACAGAGACCGCCAAGGCTGAAGTCGGCCGCACGCAAGACCTCATTGGCTCTGGCCGTGATGCGACAGGCCGTCTGGCTGCTTATTCGTCCCTGCGTTCGATTGCCTCGCGTCCTGACGCAAGCGAAATCTTCGGTATCTTCAATCGTCCTGACTTTGCAACCGCTGTCTTGAACATGATTCAAGAGGGCGTGAGAAGCTCTGGCTCTTCGATTCAAGCTGGCGCTTTGGAAGACACGATGCGAAACATCGGCCTGCCTCAAGAGCAGATCGACCGTTACCGCTACGCCTTGTCGACCATGGCGAACATCCAGCTTCAGCAAGCCAAGCTGGCTGCCGGTCAAGGCGCTGTGTCCAACTTCGAGCGAGACCTGTTTGCCAACGCGACCATCTCTCCGAAGGACAATCCATCGACAATCCTCGCCAAGCTGTCCATGCTGGAGGCTCGGGCCAACTTTGACAAGAAGGTGGCTTCGGCTTTGCGCCGCTCCAAGAAGTCTGCTGACGAGTTCATGGAATCCGGCGACTATGACAACATGGTTCAGGAGTACATGAACACCATCTCTGGCATCTCCCAGAAGATTGGCGTGAATGCTGGCGGCAAGGCCCCGGGCACAAACAAGTTCCGGTTCATCGGCGTTGAAAGGCAGTGAAATGGCTGAAGTGATCTACAAAGTCCAAGCGCCGGACGGCTCGATCCTCAAGATCGCAGGCCCTGAAGGTGCTTCTGAGGATGAAATTCAGGCGTTTGCTGCTCAGGCGTATGCCGGGAAGTCCTCTGGCGAAGGCAAGCAGGCAGATCGTCTCCTGATCTTGCAAACCGAGTACGCCAACGCTGTGAAGCAGATGAAGATCGCCGAGAACATCGCTGACAGCACCCCAACCGAAGCCAACGTGAAGGCCTACGAGCGCTTGAGCCGCGACGTGAGTTCCCTGCGCTCGGAAATCACCCGTCTGGCCGGGGAAGATGGCATTCCTGACGTTTCCGAAACACCCGCTCCGGCAGCGGCTGCTGCTTCTGCGCCCGGCTCGGCCGCAAGTCCAGACCTGCAAGCCCAAAAAGCCCGTGTAGCACTGGATGTTCTGGGTGCTGGCGCTGGCGCTGCCGCTGCGAAGACCCTGAATTTCGGCCAAAACGTGGCTCAAACCGCCCAAGCCGTGCGAGAACTACCCGCTTTGCTGCGTTCAGGGGCTGTGCAGGCCCCCACAGCGCCATCAGCGACCCCTTCAATGGCCCCTAGCACCCCTACCATGGCTCCGGCTGCCGGAGGCCCTGCTGGCCCCGTTGGCGGGCCTGCAACAACTGGTGCTTTGCCGTATGCCAAAGCCACAGGCCCGGGCAGCGCCGTCCAGAACTACGCAACAGTTCATGGTTTGCCTGAAATCGAGGCCGCAAAGGCTTTGGGCACGGGCAAGGGTGAGGGAGAAGTCTGGGATCTGCTGGAAAAGCGCCGTCAGGCCATGAACCAGATCCAGCAAATGGGTGGTGGGTATGCTGAAAACCCAAGGTACGGCGGCATCATGACCCCCGAACCTTCGGTCGGCAGCGGCCCCCGGGCGTCCTACGTCCAGCAGCCAGCCATTCCGGCCAGCCCCGACGTGCCGGGGGGTAAGCCTGCGGCCTTGGCCCAGCTTCCCAAGAGCCAACCCATCCCGAATACCCCAATTCAAGCGGCAGCCCCTCAAGGCCCGGGCGCTCTTTCTCGTGCTGCCGGTGCTGTACAGCGCGGCGCTGGCGCTGTCTTGCGCTCTCCGACGGTTACCGGCGGACTTGGGGGTCTTGCGGCCACTGAGAACGCCCAGCAGGCCCAGCAGCGCTACGCGCAGGGTGACACCACAGGGGCAATGGTTTCTGGCGCTGGAAGCGCTGGTGGTGCCTTGATGATGGCTCCCAACATGAAGGCCAAGGCTCTTGGTGCGTTCTTGGCGACGGCATCCCCGTTGACCAACTACCTGCGGGACAAGTTCTCCCCGCTCAAGCCTCGCATACCCGAGCCGGGGACAAACATGCCCCCGGTCGAGATGATTCCTAGATGACTCTTCGCATTGCCATGTGAGAGATTGCCCCCAGAGATGGGGGCTTTTTTCATTGGACGGATGCCCACTGCTTGAGTTTGTTGGCCTGCTCGATCAGGTGATCGACAAGCCCGGGAACTCGCTCGTACTGGCGCTTCAGACAAGCCTCGTGCAGTTCCTTTTCTGTGTGCTCAATACGCATCAGGAGGGTCGAGTAGTCGATGAACTCTTCGGTCATAGGTGGCCTCGCTTTTCTTGCAGTTTGTCAGCGACAAGGTGGTTCAGGCTGCGCACGAAGTCGATGCACATCTCGCGTTCTGTGCGAACGATCTTCGGCATCGCCTCCATGATGAAGCCCGTGGCGATCTTTTCCAGATCCTCGGGGCTGAAGTCATAGTCGCCATCCAGATGGACGGAGATCTTGCTCAGGAAGGTTTTGACGGCTTCGTCTTGGTTCAGGTAGGGGTTTTGCATTTCAGTCTCTCACAAATGGGATGTCTTTCCAGACGCCATAGATCTGAACGAACATATCGCCCACGACATCTTTGCCGCTGGTGGTCTCCCAGAACTGCTGGAGGATTTTGACCTTTCGGCCAATGGATGCCTCGCCGTTCTGTTCAATGATTTCTGTGCGCTCAATAAAGCGCAGGTGCATTGTGGGTGTCATTGAGCAATCTCCCAGTCTTCGGCCAGCATGTCGGTTTGGCTGGCAAGCCAGCCCATCAGGATTTCTCCGGTCGCAGTTTTCATGGTAATGCTGGGCAGCACGGTCGCATAACCACCCTGCTCTTTGGCGTAGGCTGCATTGTTCTCAGACCAGAAGGCTTGATACGGAATGCGTTGGTGTGGCCCGGACAAAGATAGCCACATACCCTTGCCGTTCCAGCCCTTGCGTGCCACCTTGGAGCCACGCTTGAGGGCTTCAAGGGCCAGACCAAAGGTCATGCCTTCCGTGGCTTTGTAGGCCCGATCAAATACATCCTTTGGCGACCACGAAACATAGCCTTTATAGGTTGCTGTGTTGGCCTGACCACCATCAAGATATTCAACGAGGTAGCCCTCGTCCTCACCATTCTCGTCTTTGGGCAGTTCCCAGCCACGGAACAGGTTGTATGCCGCACGACTCATGGATGTGGCATTGATCTCTTTGACTCCGATGTAGCGTTTCATTTTGCGGTTTTCCTTCCGGGTTGTTTCTTGGGTGTGCCATCCTTCTTAAAGCCCCATGGCGCATCATGCTTGGCATAAGCGGCGATCATCTTGTCTCGCTTGTCCTTCACCTGCCACACACCAGCCTTTTTCATGGCCTGCACACGCTGCGGAGACAGCTTGAACTGGGCGGCCTTGGCTTTCTCAATCTCGGCATCGAGTTGCTTTTTTGCTTCCTCCAAAACGCTTGGGACTGTCAGCGTCTTGGGTGGGTTCTCATACATACGCTGGGCCAGCAGATAGCCCTCCAGAGGCCAGATCTGACGGATGGCGTCCTCGTATGCGTATTTGCGGCCAAGCTCGATGTCGAAGTTGGCTTCATCCACGCAGGCCGAGATGCCCTTGATGGTGTAGCCATTCTCCATAGACAGCATGCAGATGGTGGTGCGGCCGTCTGGCAACACGAGGAAGCAGTTGGCCTTGATTTTGGCCTTGATGCCTTCGAGGGTGACTTTGTTTTCGCTCATGATGACTCCTTATTTGATGTGAACAAAAGGCGTGACTTGGCCCGGCATTGTGGTTGGCAGTTTCCCATCCCACTTCTCAATGGCCTTCAGTTCGACATATTCACGACCGCCCTGAGAGGTGATGGCAGCAGCACGCAGGCGGATGGCATCGGCATCACCTTGTGCCTCAACACGCTTGCGTTCGGCTTCGGCGCGGGCCAACTCCACCTCTTTTTGCTTGGCCGCAATCTGGAAGTTTCGGTTCGCCGCTTCCTTGATTGACTGTTCCAGCGCTGGGTCGGTCACCAAGTTGCGCACGTTGGCCGAGCGAACGAAGAACATGCCCTTACCAGCGGACTCGTCAAGGTCTGCCTGAAGCGACTTCACCACCTCTGCTGCAATCGCAACACGCTCAGTGTGAACGGTGTCGCTGCCGTACTTGGCAATCGCGTTGTAGACAGCCTCGCGGGCTTGACGGGTCACGTACCCGTTGCCGATGCGCACGCCGTCCTCGCCTTTAAGTTCGACCGCATCACCGGGCCAGCGCGTCATGATTTCGGCAGCCTTGGCTGGGTCGATTTGGTAGAAGATGTCCACGTCCAGATCAGCCAGCGTGATCTTGTCCTTGGTCTGCGGCTTCATGTCGTCAAG